ACCCAGTCACAAAAACTCTGCCAGTTATTAGATGGTTTTGTTAATGTTACTGTAGTTGCCATTTAGAAAATGCCAGGGATTATTTGTCCAGTTATTATGTATGAACCAAGGGCAGCAACAAAACCTAACATAGCTAGTTGTCCATTAACCCGTTCAGCGTTATCAAAATAGTCAGCTTCGATTACCTGTACTTGTGGTTCGGTAGCAAATCTGTTTTGTCTGTTGCCTGGTTCAGTTGTAGTTGTCATTAAATAAAAAGATAAGAGTGCGTTTGGGAGAGGACGATCTTTCGGGTCTCCGCTACTACCTACTATCGTGTTTATTTAACCATTGAATATCTCTCTCAGACGCCATACCAGCTTTTTGCATGGCACGAATTCTCGCAGCTTTTTGATCTGCTAAGCTGTTAGCTTTTTTATTTATTTTAATTTTATTAAGGTTCATCAGCTTACTACGCTTTCGATTCCAACTGCAGTACCATTTGAAGTATCTCCAGCCATCTTATCACATTGCGCAACTTGAGCTGCTTTAGTAGCGTTATCATTGTAAGGTATGAACCAACGATCTCCTGTTGCATTCACCTTATAAAGTACTTGCAAACCATCTATCCTACTTTTTGGATCATACGGATTAGCTGTTGCCATAATTTTTTCTCCTTAGAATTGTACGTCAGAACGTTCTAGTTTATCGTATACATCCTGTTGATAAGCAGGATCTCTATCGTAACGAGGGTCATTCATAGCAGCAACTAGTTCTGCTTGACTTCTGAATACATCTCCAGATGATCGGGCGGCTTTGCCTGTAAGCATTCGTCCTTCATATCCTTCTTGTGATTCGTACTCAGCTCTTAACCCTGCTACTGCTATTTGTATAGCTGTTGCATCTCCTTTATCTACAATACTATTGAAAGCATCTAACTTTCTTTCAGCTAAATTATCAGATGCCCAATTAGTTAACCTATTATACTCTGCCTCACCACCTGCTGAGTTATATACTGTATTCATTTCAGCATCAGTTAAGTCAGCAGAAGGTTGAGCATTAGCTGCATTAGGATCATTCTCTTGGATAGCCATGTAAGCTTCTACAAGATCTTTGGAACTCATCTCTGAGAATCTGTCCATAGTATCTTGTGAAAGATTACCATCATTAGCATAGTATTCATTAGAAGCATCTTGGATTAAACCAACACCTTCTACAACAGCTTCATCATATTCAATTTCATCTTCATCTAAAGTAGTATCTTCTACTTCATCATCAGTATCTCCAGAGCCTAGTTTCTTTTGGAGTTCGAGATATGCTTCTTCTAATTGTTCGGCACTCTCATACTTACCAGCATATAATTCTGATTCTTGCTGACCAAGTTTCTCCGCTACTTCTAAGGAGTTCTGTTCGTCTTCAGAAAACTCAGGTTGATCGGCGGGTGTTGGATCATAGTTAAGTGTCTCCGTCATTCTTCACTCCTTGTGCGGTTATTACTTGTAGGTCACCTAAACCAACTGTCTCTACAAAATTAGGATCAACTCCTATTGTAGGTTTACCTACTATTTGTGTTGGCTTTGCAATATCAGTATCAGATACTAAAGGTTCTGGTTTACTGACTTTAGGCAGGGGTTTCTTCCGCACCTTCTTGGGGCGGCTGGCCTTGATTTTGTCCATTTGTTAATTGATCTTTTTGTTCTTTGAATGATTCTTGCATAGCTTCATTCTTACCAGGGTCCATCATTGGAGAGTTAGCAAACTGACCAGCTTGCTTCAATAACATTTGTTGTTGAGCTTGCTGTTGTTGTTTCTCTGACTCTTGAGCCATAGTCTCAGGTGTCTTAACTAGGTTAAGTACATCTATACCTTGAGCCGCTGCGAGTCGTTTAACATACTCACCTGGGTCAAGGAACTTAGCCATGATCTCTGGTCCCATTGTTTGTGCAAGAGTTTGTGCAAACATAACAAGACTCTCTTGATCTTGTCCTCTTCCAATAGCATTAACACCTGCAATAATCTGAGGTTTTACTACATCTTTAGGAATCTTAGGTAGTTCCTTATTACGTTGTAGTATATGTAATGTTCTATTGAGATATGGTACTAAAAATTCAACCGTCAGCAAACTGAATAGTCCACCTAACTGTTGTTCTAGTTCCATCTGCGTGAGGCGTACCTCTTCCGCAGTTGTTCGTTCACTTTGTCTAACTTGTAACACAAGGAATGCATCATTGATTCTACGTTCAAGTGCTTGCATCTGTTCTTGTGCTGTCCTAAAGTCAGCAGCTTTCTGTACCTGAACAACGCCAACATCGTCAGGTCTTCCCTGCACGATTGCACCGTTGCCAGCATCAGCTATTGTCTTTGGTTTTGTAGTTGAGCTAGGGCTTACTAAGAAGACCACCTTTGCAGCTGCAGCTGAACCCTCTACGAGAGCTTGGGATAATCCTTCTAGAGATCTAATGTCTCCTAAGAACTCTTCGACTCTGCCCCGTCCGTAATCTTCTCCGTCTACAGTATTGAATCTCAATACTAACCAGGGAGAAGTATTCTTAGGCGCAGTGCTGCGACTACCAGGTAGGATCATATCCATTGCTTCCTGATGCCATACCCATCTACCATTATCATCCAATCTAACGTAGGTATACACCTCAACGTCATGATCATCAGATCCTGTCTTATATCCCTCATCGCCTGGGGCGTTAGGGGTAGGTACTGGCAGATCTGTACCAAGTAACCTTCGACTTATTAGTTCCTTTGTTACGATCTCACAAATGTTTCCGTTACCATCACGATTAACAACGTAACGATTTAAGGGATAGTTTTTGAGACCATCTTTGCCCATAAATATTAATGCATTACCAGAAACAATTAAATGTTTCAAGGCTTGGTGGACAACAACTCTATCGTTAGAGGCATTAACATAATCCATTACCATCCTTTCCATTTTGGCAAAGGATAAATCTAATTCACTCCTAATCTCTGGAGGAAACTCAACACCTATTTTATTATCTTGAATCTGTAGTTTAAAAAAGCTAGTTTGTGGTGGTATCAATGCCAGCATTAATTTTGCTGCTAAGTTGACAGTAGCTTTAGCTCCTACTGATTGCCAAGGTGTATGTAACTTCTGATGTTCAGGTCGTGAACTTAAATCTTCTTGTATTAGATAAGGCAGCGTTAATCTAGAACACTCAACTGCGGTATGAAGGAACTGTGTTCTACCTCTTGTTAGTTGTGTGTATCTATCACGTGCTTTCATTAGTATGCTTTATCTATTTTTGAACTTTGTTTACTAGCAGTAGTTCCTTTGTTTGCATCTCTTGCGGCTTGTTGATCAGCCCTTGAGTTTGCGTTACTAACTGCTTGATTGTTTACCATATCTTGTGGTGAAGCTGGTCCTGGTTCAGGATCAGGTCGTTTCACAACTTGTGGTGGTGCTGGTGCACCTCCTCCTAGACACATATCTTTCTCCTATGGTGTATTGATACCACCTGCTGGTGTATCAGGTAATGCTCCAGGGTCAATAGCTCCTAACTGTTTGACACCTTGTTTAGTCTTCTGAATTTCTAAAGCTTTCTTCTTACGTGTATCAACTTTCTCTTCATCACCTGTAGATTCTTTTAACTTCTCAGGTGTTACTGTTTCTGATGGTGGGGCAGCTGCTTTAACAGTCGGAGCTGCAGCTGGTGTTGGTGGGGCTGCTGGTCTTGATGAACCACCTCCAAATAATCCTGCGCACATTAGTTTTCTTCCTCTAATAGGTTTCGTATATATTCTACCACGCTGGCTTGACCTGCACGGTACATGATTGATTCAATTTTTTCTTTAGGGTGGACGGGTTGCCATTTAAAATGATCCTCCACCTGTTGTAACAACTCATCTACACGTTCGTTGTGCAGCTTAAGCGTATTTAGGGAGATTTGTGTTGGCATGTTCAAAAAACGCTGGCATTCTAGCTCTCTTGGTCTCAGAAAACTCTGGGGCTTTGCCCTCGTACATTAGACGATCGCTTGCATCGAGCCAGAATTTTTTGTCCAAATATTTATCGTAGGTATTTATACCTAGGGGTTGAAGAACCCAGTTAATGGTGGCCTTCCTAAGTTTATCCAAAGAAGGAGAAGGAGAAAGACCCAACTCTGCACATACAAGAGAATTACATCCGACATGGATCTGTTCGTCTCTTGAGATATCTGCCGATACTGTGCGTAGAGCAGGACAACCATTAAACCTAAAGAAAGGGAGTAGAACAAAGAAGATAGCTCGTTCTGCGACAAGCGCCTTAGTAATGGTATGGTCGGGGTGAGAAATCCATGCATCTCTTAATAGCTTCCCCTCGTTCTCGTCTTTATCATTAACATTATGTATCTCTGCTATATACCCTAACGCCAGGTCGTGCCTTTCCTCATCTTTAACATTTGATTCAAGGAGTTTCCTGGCATTATCGGGGACACTCTTCTCCAAACCTTCAGTAATGAAGCTTCCAACAGGGAGCTCCATATGACGTATTGAGAGAGCACGGAGGATGGTTTCTTCGGCACCTTCTTTAAGCTTTCCAGCGGTAGGTTTTACGGGTGACCACTTACGTTTGCGGTCTAATAATTTATCATAAGGATGTTGTCTCATTTATCTATTTAAATACAGGACCATTCATCCAGGCTACTAAACTTATTCGTTCGCCTGATGTAACTGGCCTCACTCTGTGAGGTAACCATGACGGAAATATAACTGCTATACCTGGTTTTGGTTTTAACGTTTCATGAAATGGTTTAGCTTCTAATTCTAACTCACCACCTTCATAATCATCTGTCAATAAAAATGACATTGAAAGTTTTCTTTCATATTGGGCTGGAGTACTACCACCTTTGCCATCACTATGCCAATCATAGTAATCACCTTTTTGATAAAATGTAGTCTGTATACCAGCATCAAAGTGGTCTAAATCAAAATGAAAATAATCATTATTAGCACTGATAAACATATTATGTAAGATACCAGCAATCCAGTTATCCCAAGGTAAAAAATATACTGAAGAAGATCTACCTTCTCTAACTACACCTTCCCCATCACCAATAACAACTTCACCTGGTTTTGAAGAATTTTTATTACCTTTTGCGATAATAATCATTTCTTCAAGTAAATTTGATGGTAACTTAGGGTCCGTAGTATAAAGTACCTTCTCAGTTATACAGTTATTCGCTGTCATTCTTGACAATCACAGGTTACAGCGTCAGTTCCTAAAATATCCTGCAAGTAATCATCGACTTCAGATTTTTCTAATGCTGCATACGCATCGCTCTTATCCTGTACATCGCCCATTACTTGTAGGCTGTAGTAGAGGGAGGTCTGCGGTGATAGCAGCCACTCTTCCACGAAGTTCCTGTCGTATGTTACAACATCACTCCAGCTATTAAATGAATAGCCGTGAAGAAGTCCCGTTTTTTCTAATAGTATCATGATGCCATCAGCGACACTCTTGTAAGCATCCCATCCGACTTCACTAGCGATCTCTACATCGCCGTAATCATAGTGTTGTACACCAAAGGTACCACTATCTCTATCTACACTCCTAGCTATAGGAGGTGCTATCTCAGGAGTAGCTGTAAAGCCATCCAGATCCTCACTCTTATAGGAGCATGAGGCAGTGGGAGCTATAGCAAAAGCTCTCACCATATTATTATTTTTTGCTATATATGCAGCACCTTCAATAGCTTTCTTTAAACTCCAAACTACTTCATGTGCTTTATTATCTGTTATAGCTTCATTGTTATTTAATTGTGCTAAGGCTTTACCAAACTCAGCATATGTTAAGCCACATCGTCTGAGGAAGTTGGCCAAGCCAAGCATTCCGAGCCCGACTTGCCTATCGATGTCCGAGGGTAGGTACTCTCCAGTCCCTCCAACACCTGTTCTGCCATGGAGATCGCACAGCTCGGACATACCTTGAGCGAAAGCCTTTTGTAAGTCCCGTGGTTCACAAGCTGAGAGATTGATATGCTGGAGCAAGCATGTTCCTCGTGAGGGCAGGTAAACCTCAAGACAGACATTGCCGTATATTCTTTGTCCTTTGTCATCGTATTTTATTTTGTTGAGCCAGATGTCACCGGACTTAATTCCTTCAAGGATGGCGTCTTTAACTCTGTTGTCGGTACTATTCCAGAGTCCGGCATCGAGATCGACGCATCTTTTAATCCACGGAGCATCATGCCTTTCAAGCTGCACGAACTCAAGAATATCGGGGTGGTTAATATCAATATGGACCACACAAGCCCCGTTCTTATAATGGCCGCCCCTTCTAAGTGTTTCATTTAATGTTGAGTAGATTTTTGCGAATGATACTGGGCCAGAAGCCGTAAGACCTTTTCCGTTTTCACTTCCTTTGGGTCTGAGCTTAGATAGATGGACCGCAACTCCTGCTCCATAACGGAGTCCATGGGAGACATATCTCCAACTTGCTTCGATTCCATTTTCACCTTCCATCGAGTCTTCTACTACAAAGACAGTACAACTCACTGGAAGTCTTGATTCTGGGTTATCCAACCATGATTGGACCCGACCAGTGCGGGAGATTAGTTCTGCTGTCATGTTAAATCAGATAGATCAGGTGGTTTGTAATTTGGTCCTTTAAGAACCTTTCCATCTTCTCGGTATATTGGTTTACCGTCCTCACCGAGCTTGGACATATTACTCAAGTGTACTCTATTCAATGCTTCATCTAATAACCAACCCATATTCTCAGCGTATTGGTAGCATACATAGACTAGATCAGCTAATTCTTTAAGAGCTTCATTAGTTACAGTAGGGTTATCCCTATACAACTGATCTTCAGCTTCTAAGAATTCTTTGAACTCTTCAATCACAAGCATTTTCTGATATGAACGCTTGTCTCGTGTCTTCGAGGATCTGATCTCGTACTTCGATCGGAATTCCTTCGCCTGATCTGATAAGAAGCTCTTCTTCATAATGTAATTCGTTTTCTAGGTAGTGGATTGCTTTCTCTAAGTCTTGTATCTTGCTATCCTTATAACCTGCCCTGCAGATATATTTAATAGCATTGCCGAGGTGGAAGTTTAGTCCTTGTTCTCTAATAAAATCCCAAACATCGCAGGAACCTCGCTGGTAGTAAGTTGGACCTTTGGCCATTTGTCAACTAAATTTAAGAGTGAATTGGTGAGAACAAAATTTTGTCGTTGTAAAGCCAAGAACACAGTAACAACATCTTCGTACTTAGCTTTACCACTATTTAGTCTGTCCTCTATTACCCTCATTTGGAGATCCTGTTCCAGCGTTAACTCTGTAATCGGAGGTGGGGGTCCAAAGCTTGGGTTCTTTTTTGTCGAAGTCATAATCATCAACGGTAAGTATACGTGCTAATCTAGCATTAGTAATAGCTGTTTCTTGGGTGTAACCCTTATCTTTAAAGGTTTCAACAACTGTTTTCCATGAATAACCTTTCTCTTTAAAGAGAGCTTCCGCCCTTTTAACACCAATACCAGGGACACCTGAATATCCATCAGTTTGATCACCTGCCATCGTTTGTATCAGATGCCATCTAGCACCTGCGTCCTTATCGATTGTGAAAGTTTCTTCAAAGTTATATAATTTACCAGGGATTTGTTTCATATCTTTATCAGGAGAAACAATCATATTACCTGGATATTTTGTAGCATAAACGCCCATTGTATCATCAGCTTCGAGTCCAGGTTTAATGATAACCTTGTACTCTTTCTTTAATTCCTCAATGACACGTTTGTAGCCACATGGCTTTTTTCTATTTCGATGCCCTTTGTATTCAGGCAGAATTTTTTTTCTAAAATTTTGACTGTCCGAAAAGAACAGTATCATAGAAGAGAATGTCCCAAATTTGTTCTCAAGTTTGGTAAGCTCTCTCTTTGTTGCACCGTATGCATCACTAAAGTTAGAAGTGACAAGGATAACATCGTTACCAAAGTCAACTTCAGTCTCCGCTGCAGCGCAGGACTTATATACGATGTAGTCTGCATCGATTAATAATTTCATATAGTAGTTTTTTGTAGATATTCAACAGCTCGCATAACACCTTCTAGATCATCACCTAAATTACCTATGCCAACATTACACTGTTTACATAACCAACCTCGGAATGTATCTGTTTTATGATCATGATCGAACTGTGCCATATCTCTTCCACTATGGGTTAGTGGTTTACCACAGCAAGCACAAGGTGTACCAATTGGCGGTTTATTATTTTTTATATGTTTTT